GCCGTCGTTGCCACCAGCAAGCCGCGACGAGTCGCCTAACATCTAAGGCATGGCACTGTTCCGTAAAGCCGTCGCCGATACCACGCCCAGCGTCAAGGCTGCGGCAGGTGCAGCAGGCAACCCGCTCGTCGGCAACTTCATCAACTACACAGCGGGATTCGACCGCACCACTGCGCTGCTCAACCCGACCATCAGCCGAGCGCGCGACCTCATCTGCGGAATGATTGGGTGTCTCCCCATCGAGCAGTACGGTCGCGTATGGAACGGCGAGGAATACGAGTACGTCGACCTGCCGCCCGACACCTGGTTCCAGAATCCCGACCCGAACGTCACACGCAACTTCATCCTGTCGTTCACAGCCGACGACCTCATGTTCTACGGTCGCGCATTCTGGGTCATCACGCAACGCGGCGCCAACGGATTCCCCAGCGCGTTCACCTGGATTCCGGCAGCCGACGTACAGACCTGGGATCAAGCCGGGCCGCAGTGGTGGGGGCCGTCGTCACAGATCTACTTCCAGGGCATCCAGTTGGAGACGCGCGACGTCGTGCAGTTCCTGTCGCCGATTCCGTCGTTGCTGTTCACTGGTGCGCGCGCAATCAACACCGCAAGCAAACTTGACCAGGCTGCCGAGAGGTTCGCCAGCGTTGAGTTGCCAGCGGGCTACCTGCAACAAGTCGAAGGTGAACCGATGAGCGGACAAGAACTCGCAGACCTCGCAGCCGCCTGGTCGGAGGCACGACACACGCAATCGGTCGCCGCACTCAACCAGTACGTCAAGTGGCAAGAGTCGAGCATCGACCCGAGCAAGATGGAACTGGTCAGCGCACGCACTTACCAGGCGCTCGAGTTGTCGCGTGTCGCCAACATCCCGCCCTACCTCGTCGGTGCACCGACCGGGTCGGGCATGACGTACCAGAACGCGCAGCAAGCACGTCAAGACCTGTACCTATTCGGGGCCAAGCCGTACATCGACTGCATCGAGCAGACGCTGTCACTCAACAGCATCACGCCGCGCGGTCGCTACATCAAACTGGACGTCGACTCCTACCTAGAGGAGAACGACGTGTCAGGCCCGGGCGACGAACTGCCCTCCGAACCCGGGTCTGGCACGTCGGTCACGCCGGGCACACCAATCGCCGACTGACATGCCGTCGTTCAGACCGACGCGCGAGATGGCTGCCGAAGCCGAACGCGGACTGGCTTGGCGCCGCGAATACAACCGAGGCGGCACCGAGATCGGTGTCGCGCGCGCACGCAACATCAGCAACCGCGACATGCTGCCGATCGAAACCATCAACCGGATGGTGTCTTACTTCGCACGTCACGAAGCCGACAAGCAAGGCGAAGGATTCAGCCCGGGCGAGGAAGGATTCCCCAGCGCCGGGCGCATCGCCTGGGCGCTGTGGGGAGGCGACGCCGGGCAGACGTGGGCCAACGCAATCGTCCAGCGAGTGAATGACACCAACGCAACCAACGCCCAGGCGTACGATGGACACATGATTCAGTTGACCAGCACCAACGTCCGCATCCAAGCCGCCGAAGGCGACCAGCCGTCACGCACCATCGAAGGCGTCGCAGTTCCCTACAACGTTCCCGCCACCGTCAGTGGAGGCGAGCGCGTCATGTTCCTGCGCGGCTCGCTGCCGACCGACGGCAAGGCACCGCGCCTGCTTGAGAATCACGACGCCAGCCGCATCATCGGCGTCGTCACTGCACGCATGGACGACGAGAACGAGATGCGCTACAGCGCACGCATCAGCGCAACCAAGGCCGGGGACGACGTCATCGAACTCATCAAAGACGGCGCACTCGACGCGGTGTCGGTCGGTGTCGATCCGATCGACGCCGAATACAACGACGAAGGAATCCTGGTGGTCAGCAAGGCCGCCTGGCGTGAACTGTCAATCGTCGCCGAACCAGCATTTCAAGATGCCACCATCGACAGCATCGCAGCCGCTAAGGTAGTCACAACCGACAAGGAGAACACCATGTCCGACACCCCCGAAACCCCCGCCGAATCGCCGAAGGCTCCGATCTGGGCCGAGGCTCGCAAGACGCCGTCGCGTCTCCCCTCGATGAGCGAATGGGTCAGCGCGTACGTGCAAGGCGGCGAAAAGTTTGCAGCCGTCAACCGCATGCTGATGGACTACAACGCGGTGCACAACCCGCTCGAAGCCGCAGCGGGCGACATCATCACCACCGACACGCCAGGCTTGCTGCCTGTCCCGGTGCTCGGCCCGGTGTACGACAACATCAACTACATCCGCCCGGTCGTCTCCGCAATCGGTGCGCGCGCGATGCCGTTGGGTGCAGGCAAGACGTTCAACCGTCCCGAGATCACCACGCACACCTCGGTGGCGCAGCAGTCGAGCGAACTGTCGACGTTGTCCTCGACCACGATGGTCGTGTCGAGCAACATCGTCACTCGTCTGACGTTCGGTGGCACCGTGTTGCTGTCCGAGCAGGACATCGACTGGACTGACCCGGCGTCGGTGGACATCGTGCTGCAAGACCTCGCTGGTCAGTACGCGGACGCGACCGACAACTACGCAGCCGACCAGTTGTATTCGGCAGCCACGAACGTCGGCACGTGGAACGGCAACGCATCCTCGCTGTTGGCGGACATCTACACACTTGCCAAAGAGATCTCCAAGACCTCGAACGTGCTGCCGACGCACATGTTCGTCAGCCCGGCATCGTGGGCCAAGATTGGCGGACTCGTGGACGGCAGCGATCGTCCGCTGTTCCCGACCGTCGCGCCCTACAACGCGGCAGGCCAACAGGATGCGACCAACTGGAACGGCAACCCGCTCGGCTTGCAGTTGGTGGTGGACAAGAACTTCGCCACCGGCGCAGGTGCAGACCGCATCATCGTCGCGTGCGCCGCAGGCCGCTACGCAGGATTCGAGATCTACGAGAACCAGCGCGGCCTCGTCGCAATCAACAAGCCCGAGGTGCTCGGTCGTCAAGTGTCGTTCCGCGGCTACTTCGCCACGCTCGCCATCGACGCGACCAAACTCCAGTACGTCAACTGGACGTGAGCGAGGGAGGGTCGCATGGCGACCTACAACTGCATCCAAGCGCAACTGCTTGACAACGTCGGCGTCGTCCGCACCCTGACCAACACCCCGGTCGAGGTCGGCAACAGCGTCACGTTCTCATCGTTGCCAGCACCGTTCACCGCGCTCAACGGCACGTTCACCGTCACCGCACTGCCCAACTACCTGTTCATCGGTGTGGACGATTACGGCGACTACCTGTACGACTGGGACATCCCCATCCTCAATCAGATCGCGTTCGCGGTCACTGGCACGGATGCGGTGCGCCAAGCGGTCGCCACAGGCACGCTCACGTTCACACCGACATGCACCTGGGTCAGCGTCGGCGACGTCGAGGACTGGCTCGGATTCACCGTCACCAACCCATCGAGCGACTATGACCTGCTCGTGCTGGCGGTCGCCGCAGGCAACCAGTTCGCCTGGCGTCGACGCCAAGAGGCGGGCTACGTTGACAGCCTCAGCACCGTCCCGAGCAACGACGTCAAGTTGGGCACCGTGATGTATTCCGGCTACCTGTACCGCATGCGTGGCAGCGCGTCCGAGTCGTACGCCGCCTATGACCCGCTCGCAACCTCCGGGCCGATTGGCGGCTCGTTCGTCGAGGTGTTGCGCCTGCTCGGAATCAACCGACCGCAGGTTGCCTAATGCCGAGCCTGCTCGAGAACGGCTACGCCGACATGGTCAGTCTGCTGGGCACCATCACCAACCTCCCGGTGGTGTCCAGCAGCGACCCGCGCAACATCAACCCGCCCTGCGTGCTCGTCGATGCGCCCTCGTTCCTCATGCACACCAACGCCATCCCTGAGATGCAGTTCAGCATCAAAATCATGACCATCGGCCCGGGCGACCGTAAGGCGCTTGATAAGTTGCTCGAGTTGGCGGACAAGATACGCGCCGCCAACCTCGGCCTGCAATCCGGGCGACCGACCGTCGTGCAGATCGGCAGCCAGGACTTCGCCGGGTATGAACTGACCCTGTCCACTAAGGTGACGGCATGACCGAACGCAACTGGACGAAACTCCGCGTGACGAGCGACAGACTCAACGGCGCGCACAGGGGCGACATCATCGAACTGGACGACAGCGTCGCAGTCGAGTACCTGATCGCATCCGGGCAGTGCGAACTCGTCCAGAACGAACCCAAACCCGAACCAGTCGTTGTCACCAAAGTCAAGCAGGCAGCGACTAAGGTTGGACGCAGGAAACGCAAGGAGTAGCACATGGCAACCACAGTTCTCAGCAACCCAACAGTGTCGGTCGGTGCCACCAGCGGCTCGGCGACCGCAATCACCACGCAGGTCGTCAGCGCGGTCATCAACGACACCTACGACGCGCTCGAGTCCACCGCGTTCGGTCAGACCAACCACACGTTCGTCAAGGGCCTGTCCACCGCGACCGTCACCCTGACGCTGCTCATGGACTACTCGTCGTCCTCGTCCTACGCGCTGCTGCAGCCGCTCGTCGGTGCAGCCGCAACCTACGTCGCAATCAGGCCGACCTCGAGTGCGGTCAGCGCCACCAACCCGGAGTTCCAGTTGACCAACGGCCTGCTCACAGGCATGGATTACGTCAACGGACAACTCGGCGAACTACAGCAGTTCGAGGTCACGTTCCAGGGCGGAACCCTGGTCATCGACACCACACCGTGAATCCCGCAGGAGGGCAGGCATGAAACTCACGTTCGTCGTCAACTATCTGACGCCCGCAGGAAAACTGCACACCGACACGGTCGAGATTCAGTTGGCGGACTTCGCCGCTTGGGAACGCGAGACTGGGCGCCGCGTACAAGATCTGCAGAACGGCATGGGCGTCAACGACATGGGATTCCTCACCTGGCATCGTCTCATCAAGTCGCAGCGTGAGTCGCGCGACTTCAAGACGTGGTTTGAGTCGGTGCAATCGTTCTCGTCGCAAGAGGTCGACCCGGCAAACCCTACGGACTCGGCACCGTCCGCCGAGAGTTAGCAGAACTGTTGCTCGACACTGGATGGTGGCCTCCCGACGTCACGTTCGACTCGCAAGACCTTGCGACGGTACTACTGTTGAGTCGTAAAAGGAAGAAGCAACGATGAGCAGCGTCGACAGTCAGATCACCATCGTCGGCCTCAAGGAGGCAATCAAGGCGCTCAACGACATCGACAAGAAGGCACGCCGACAACTGACGAAGGACTACAAGCAGATAGTCGACCCAATCATCAAGGAAGCGCGACGCCGAGTGCCAGGCGACGGCCCGATAAGCGGCTGGGAACGGTCGTGGAAAACGCGCAGCGGACGCCAGGTGCTGCCCTGGGTCGGTGCCACAGGCGAGCGCTACATCAAGGCGAAGGTATCCGGCAAGAAGCCGCGCGAATACAACGGCATGATGTCGAACCTTGCGGTGTTCAGCATCGCGTTCGCAGGCGCCATCAACACCATCTACGACCTTGCCGGGCGTACGTCACGCGGCGCAACGAAAGCAGGCGCCAACATGATTCGCGGACTCGAGGCACGCCACGGCAAGGCATCTCGCGTGCTGTGGCCCGCGTACGACATGCACCGAGAGGACGTCGTCAAGGGCATCCAAGACCTGGTTGACGATGTCATGAAACAGACGAGCAAGGAGATCTGACGTGGCTGTAGTCATCCCAATCGTCTCCGAGTTTGACGGCAAGGGCATCAGTCGCGCAGTCAAGGAGTTCCAGCAACTCGAGGGCGCAGGCGAAAAGGCGCAGTTCGCGCTCAAGAAGGCCGCAATCCCGGCAGCCGCCGCACTCGCAGGAGTGGCGGTCGCAGTCACCGACATGACGAAAGCGGCGATTGAGGACGCCAAATCGCAGGAACTGCTCGCCCTGGCGTTGGAAAAGAACGCGCTGCAAGGTCGCGCCGCGACAGCCGCAGCCGAGGCGTACATCGAGCAGACCATGATGTCGGCAGCCGTCGCCGACGACGTGCTGCGCCCCGCGTTGGCGCAACTGGTGCAAACCACCGGGAGCCTCGAGCAGTCGCAGATGCTGCTCAACACCGCACTCGATGTCTCCGCAGCCACAGGCACCGACCTGGCGACCGTGACCGACGCGATGAGCAAGGCGGCGGTCGGCAACATGAAGGCGCTCGGCAACCTGGTGCCCAGCGTCCGGGACAACATCAAGGCAGGCGAATCACTCGACCAGATCATGGTGGAGTTGTCCGCGTCGATGGGCGGTTCGGCTGCGGCAGCAGCCAACACCGCGTCGGGTCAGATGACGAAACTGTCGTTGACGATTGACGAAACGAAGGAATCCATCGGTGCAGCATTCCTCCCGATCCTTGAGCGGCTGCTGCCGTACCTGCAACGCATGGCAGCGTTCGTCCAGGACAACAGCAAGCTCGTCGTCGCATTCATCGGCGCCATCGCAGGACTGTCGGCGGCGATCCTCGCGCTCAACACCGCCATGAAAATCCTCACCGCCGCACAGATCGCGCTCAACTTCGCTATGGCAGCCAACCCGGTCGGCATCGTCGTGGTCGCGGTCGCCGCACTCATCGCCTCGTTCGTCGCCCTCGTGCACAAGGTGGGAGGCGTCAAGAACGCATTCGCCGCGATGGGCAACGCGGTCATCGGCATCTTCGAGGCGGTCGCGAACAGCGTCAACTACGCGCTCAACCTCATCATCAAGGGCATCAACCTGCTGCCAGGCGTCAACATTCCGCTCATCCCGATGGCGAACATCCCGCGCATCCCCATGAGCGGCGGAGGCAACGACAACGCGAGCACCGGGCCAGCCACACCGATCGTCGCGCCACCCGACTTCCTCGAGCGCACCAACCCCATCGGCGGACTGCCCATCCCGACCATTCCGGTCGTCCCAGTCACCCCGGCACCAGGCGGAGGTGGCGGCGGCGGCGACACTGGTGGCACTCCAGGCGGTCGAGGCGGCCTCGGGCGTGGAATCATCCCAATCATCCCCGGCGAACCAAGCGGAGGCGGAGGCGGAGGCATCGGACTCCCGCCAGGCAACGAGGTCGTCATCAACGTCAACGTCAACGCAGCCATCGCCGAAGCGACGCTCGCCGACAAGATCGTGGACACGCTCAAGGAATACAACCGACGCTCGGGGCCGCTGCAGTTGCAAGTAGCGGGATGACATGGCGTCACCTGTAATCCAATCCGGCGACTACCTGCTCGAGATGGACACCGGATTCTCGTCGTTCGGATTCGTCTTGGACGACGCGGTCGAGGGCGTGCTCAACAATCCGACCTACGTGCTGGACGGCCTCGGGGTATGGGCCGACATCACGCCTTACACAATCCAAGTCGCCTACAACCGAGGACGCGAAAAGACCGACTTCCAGTTCGGTGCAGGCACCATGACGTTCCTCATGCGTGACGAGACAGGCATCCTCGGCCCGTACGACACCACATCGCCCTATTACGACACCGCCAACGATCAACCCGGCTTGGCACCGATGCGCGCGGTCAGACTGTCACGCCAGGGCGAGTACCTGTTCGTCGGCGTCGTCACTTCGTACTACTACGAGTTTCAGATGGCTGGCCCGAACATCGTCAACGTCGTGTGTGCGGACGAGTTCTACAAGTTGGCGCAGACCAACATGGACGCCTACAACCCGACACCCCAGACCAGCGGACAACGCATCACGAGCGTGTTGGCCCTACCAGAGGTTGACTACAGCGGCTCAAGCAGCATCGCCACAGGCACCGTCAATCTCGGACACTCCGCCGCCTACGACGTCCCAGGCGGCACCAACACGCTCACCTACCTGCAGCAAATCAACCAGGCCGAACAGGGGCGCCTGTTCGTCGCACGCGACGGCACCATCACATTCCAGGAACGCATCGGCAACACGTTGAGCGGCCCGGTCATCTCGTTCACCGACGACGGCACCGGGGCACCGTACGTCGACATCCAGGTGGAGTTCGACGCGGACAACGTCGTCAACCGCTCATACGTCGAGGCGCTCAACGGCAGCATCGGCACCGACAGCGACGCCGGGTCAATCGCGGAATACTTCATCCAAAACGTCAGCATCACCAACAGCCTGCTCGACTCCCAGCCCGAAATCGATGCCCTCGCCACCTACCTACTCGTGCCCGACCC